TCGCCTTATCAAAACCAATACACCTCTGGCGTGATCGACGCAGCAATGGGCGACCTAAACCGCGCACGCGAAATGACGCAAAACCAAAACGCTGCAAGCGCAGTGTCAGCTAACGCTTTTGGCGGTGATCGTCAGGCGTTGGTCGAGGCAGAAACCAACAGAAACTTTGGCAGGCAGGCCACCGACATGGCGGTTAATTTGCGCAATCAAGGATTCCAAAACGCTCAAGCGGCTGCGCAAACAGACCTCAATCGTGCGCAAGACGCGGGCGGTCAGAACGCGCAGTCTGGTATGCAAGCGGCACTGGCTAATCAGCAGGCGGGCCTATCGGCTGGCCAACAAAACCAGCAGCTTAACTTTGCGCGGCAGCAAGCAAATCAGCAGTCTGCGCTTTCAGCAGCACAAGACTCAGCTGGCCGCGCACAACAGGCCAGCCAGCAAATGGCGCAGATGGGGCTGCAAAGCGGCCTAGCATCGCAAGACGCGAATATGCGTGCGGCACTTGCTAACCAGCAGGCGCAACTTTCAGCCAGCGGGCAGTCGGCTGGCAATCAGTTGCAAGCCAGCCAGTTAAACGCTGCAAACAACTTGGCTGCGCAGCAGTCAAATCAGCAGGCCATGAATCAATACAACCAAATGAACTTATCGGCTGCGCAAGGCAACCAAGACGCGGCACTGAGAGCGGCGCTCGCCAACCAACAGGCTGGCTTAGCAGGCGCAGGGCAGAGATTGCAGGCAGGTCAGAACCTGGCGAATTACGGCGGAGACTTACGCGGTATGCAGTTCGCAGATGCTCAGGCATTACAAGGGGTTGGCGGTCAGCAAAGAATGGCGGGCCAACAGTTGCTTGATGACAGGTATCGAAGATTTGCTGAAGAACGAGATAACCCGTTCAGGATGTTTGATGTTCTGCGCTCTGGCGCTGGCTTGTTGCCTAACCCGCTCACCAGTTCAAGCAAGGGCAGAAGCACAAACGTGGGAGTCGCATAATGTTTAGCGCAATGATGGCTGGTATGTCAAAGCTGGCTGGTATGCCGAAGGCGCTTTTAAGCAGTCAAGACGAACTTGAAGGCTTAGACGAAAACGGATTGCCAATAAACCCACCGATGCCAGGGCAAGTGCCGGGAGCGCCTCCCGCAACAGCCCCGGTGGTTAACGTGGCCACCAACACGGCAGAGCAAGCAGCAAAGCAATCAATTGGCCAAATGGTCGGCCAGCGCATGGAAGGGCTGCGCGACATAGCCAGCGACCCTGGCGCGTATGCGATGGGGCGGATTGGTTCTAGCTTTGATAATTTAAGAAGCGCCACACAAAACCCAGCCAAGTATGCCGCAGACAGAATATCTAAGGCTATGAGCGGAGAGCTTGAAGAAGAAGATAGGGCGCGAGCGCGAAGTAGGGCGCGTATGCAACAGTTTCAAAGTCAGGCGATGCAGGACTATCAGGCTGGTCAACAAGGCGTTCAACTGCCAACTGGCTATTTTAACTCAGCGCAACGAGGGCTGATGTAATGACAAAAGAAGAAGAGCAGCGCTTAGCGCAAGAGCTTTTAAGAACGCCAATGATGGGCGCGCCTGTGAATAGCAGGCCAGCGGCCAACATCCCACAGCAGCCGGTTAACAATCAGCAAGCCGCATTATCTGCGCAGCAGCGATTGCTTGCCGAATATGCCCAGCCGCGACAGTTTGAAGCGCCTGGCTCATTTGGCGAGGGCGTTACAAATGTATTCCAAGCCAAGTTATTAAGGCCGCTGCAAGAGTCATTAGGCTTGCGTGAAAGCGCCGACGATCAGTACAAGCGGCTGGCAAGCAATCTATCTAGGTTTGAGTTGGTGACCAAAGAACAGGATCGACAAAGGTTAGAGTTAGCGCGCCGCATAAACATGGGCGTTGACCTTGAAAGCTATCCGCCTGCAGTGCAACGCGCATATGTCTCTGCAGAGCAGTTAGAGCCAGGGACGGGTAGAGCAATTCTCACCGACCATGACAGGCGCTTTGGTGGCGCGGCAGCTCAAGAATTTCAATACAGGGAAAGTTTGAATCCAGAAGACCAAAAGCAATTCGACGCGTTTAGACAGCAAGGCAGGGCCGTCACAAACATAAACACAACGCAGAATTATGCTTTTAAGCCTTCTGTGGATGCTGTGGGGGATCAGTATAAAGGTTTACGCGAAGCCTATGAGACAGGTCAATCTACTGCACCAACAACTACAATAATGCGTGACTTGTTAGAGATGGGTAATGTACAAACTGGCTTTGGTGCTGAGTTTGCTGCAGGCGGGAGAAGGTTTTTGTCATCAGTTGGTGTTGATGTTGCGGGCACTAGCGGCGAGGAAGTTTTTGCGGGTGCATCTAATCAATTGGTTTTGCCTTTGGTTAAGCAGCTTGGTGTAAACCCAACCGACAAAGATTTAGATTTCGTTGTCACTGCCTCACCAACGCTCAGCAAGTCTGCAGAGGGTAACTTACTGATGCTAGATATTTTAGATTTCAAGCGTGAGCGAGACACAGCCCTGTACGATGCGGCGATTCAGTTTAGAGAGCAAGACGCTACTGGCGACAACTTGTACTCAACAAACCCCGGACTGTATGAGGTGCGATTCAACCGATTTATGATTAATAAACGACAAAGCCCGGAGTTTGCTAGAAAACTTTTGACGCTCCGCGCTAGGTTCAATACAGCTACCAAAGGCCCGACTACGGCAACACAGGGCGCAGGCAATGCGTTAGCTGATGAGATATTAAACACAGGGGCACCCTCGCAATGAGTGATTTACAAACAGAAGTGGCAGAACTCAAGGCACGCCTACGAGCAGGCAAAGACAGGATGGTGGAGAACCAAAATCAAAAAGGCTTGGAAATGCTTGCTGCATTGGAACAAGACCGATTGCCGCCTGAGTTGGCTTTAGTGCTGCAGGGTGCTTCTCTAAATTTCAGTGATGAGATTGCCGCGGTGTTTGGTCAAAGTGATTTTGATGATATTGCTGCCGGGTTAAACCAACGCCGCGCGCCTGGCGAAGAGATAAGCGGATACGACATAAACCTTTCGCAAATACGTCAGCCTATAAATGAGTTTAGGCAAGAAAAACCATTCCAAGCAATGGGCTACGAAACGCTAGGCGCTGGCGGTGCTGCTTTAGCGACTGGCGGGGCGACCAACTTAATCCGGGGCGGTCAAACACTAGGCCGAATGATAAACACTGTTCCTTCTATAAGTAGGGCGAAGCAAGCAGGAATAGGTGGCTTAGTCGCTGGTGTTGGTGTCGGCGAAACTGCAGAAGAGCGAATAATTGGCGGTGGCGTTGGTGGGGTTGGCGGCTTTGGTGTGCAGAAGATATTAGACATGGCAAGCACGCCTGTTAAAAATTTAACCCAAAGGCTGCAGTCGAACAGAAAGGTTACAAGAGAAGGCCGTAACCAAGCCAGAAAGTTGCTGAGAGACGCAATCGAAAGTGACCTGACAACGCCCGAAGAGGCGATAACTTACGTTGCCAATATGCAAGGCAAGGACGTGACGCTGGCAGACATAGGCAGCAATACGCGCGTATTAATTGACGCTTTAGCTACCTTGCCCGGTCCAGCAAAAGAGCGGGCATCGCGCTATCTTAGGCAGAGAATGGAAGGCCGACCAGCAAGGTTAACGGGCATACTGCAAGAAGCGTTCGGCAGCAAAAGTCGCTTTTATGATGATTTCGCGGCGCTGAAATCGGCCAGGGGCAAGTCAGCTAATGTTCTTTACGGCCAAGCCAATAAAGTTAATATCCCGATGAATGACAACCTGCGCGCGTTTTTTCAATCCAACGCCGCGCAAGAGGCTTATCAGCGGGCGCTGCGTATTGCGCGAAATGAAGACGCAGGCAGCGGCATGGACAAGTTTAGGATTGCTGAATCGGGCGACATACTTGGGCCTGACGGCGTAAAAGTGTCTGAGATCAATACCCGATTTTTGCACTTCATAAAAATGGGTATGGATGACCTGGCTTTTCCGAAGATACCATCTGCAGGAATTGGCGCGGCAGAGACTCAATCAATTCGCAACGTGCGAAACGACTTCATTAGCGAGATTGATGCAGCCAACCCAACTTATGCTAGGGCGAGAAATTTGTACGCGGGCGACAGTAGGGTAATGGACAGCTTAAAGCGCGGCAGAGAATTCTTAAACGCTGACCCAGACGAGATAGCTGCAGAGCTTGCGGATTACAGCAAGTCAGAAAAAGAAGCCTTCAGGTTAGGCGCAATGCACGCACTGCAAGACCAGTTAGAAAGATCGCCAGAGACTGCAAACGTGGCGCAAAACATGTTGAAAAGCCCAAAGCGCAAAATGCTGTTGAGGCAGACATTTGATGGCCCAGATGCCGAAGATAATTATCAAGGCTTCATGGCCAACCTTGGGCGTGAGGCAGACATGGCGCGCGTCGAACAGGCCGGTATGAATTCAGCCACTGCGCAAAGGCAGGAAGTTATTGGGCTGCTCAAGTCTGAGTCTGCTATGCCCAACGTACCAACCAGCCTGCAAGATCTGCTTGCAACTGGCCTTCGGGACGAAGGGCTTAACTTGCAAGAAAACAGGTTAAGGGCAACGGCTGATGAGTTGGCGCGTATGCTGACTGAAACAGACCCGGCGGCTTTGCAAAAAATACTGCGGGAGTTGCAGGGCGGTAGGTCATTGAAGGACGTGCTTTCTAATGCTCTGCCCACTGAAGTCATAGCAACTTTATATAACACGGGCACCAGCCCGATGGTTGTAGGAAACGCAGTGGGGTCTTTGCCAGCGTATGTGCCAGAGGCTGGGCCTACTATGCTAAACAGTGCGCAGGAGCTTTTACAAGAAAGGCAGCAGTAATAACTGTACGCATTTTGTACGCATTTATGCGCCAAAATAAGCCAATCTAGGCCAAGCTGCGCCAAGTGGCATTTTTAAGTTGTTGATTTATATAGGTTTAAATCTCGCTACGCCAAGCTGTGCCACGGGGCGATGGGTTCAAACCCCATCGTCCACCCCAATTAACCCTTTGTTTTATAAGGGTTTTTTGTTTTCAGAACAGGCTTGTACGCATTTTGTACGCATTTTTAGTTGATTGTTGCCCATATAGCCGCCTGTTCTGCGTCTGCATCTGCGTCAATAAAACGGGCGTAAGTTGTCAAAAAAGTCTGCACTGAGTGGCCAAGAATTTTGGCGCAGTAAGCGGGCTTCATGCCAGCCTCTAACATCCTGCAAGCGCAAGAATGGCGCACGTTGTACGGATCTCGATACCTAACCCCAGTTGATGCCATTGCGCGAACTAAAGCGCGGCCAGTGTTGTTGCTACTGGTAAATGGCTTGCCGTACTGGTTACTCACAATATGGTCGCTGTGCAGCAATCTAGGGGCATCCAGCAGAGCTTTCTTTACAGTCGGGTGAACGGGCACCATTCGCTCAGTATCTGTCTTGGTGGTGCCTTCAAGCCCGTATACGCGGTTCCTGTGGACGTGAAACATACCTTCCTTGTAATCGGACCAACGCAGCGCGATCACTTCACCTGGCCGCAAGCCACAGTGGTAACGAATCAAGTAAAAAATGCGCAGGTTCTCTGGCAACGCTGCCAGCAGCTGTTTCATCTCGTCCGCAGTGAATGGATCAATCTCACGCTTTTCTTTCTTGATCTCTTTGCTGATCAAGTTGCATGGGTTGTCTGTGATCCAGCGGCTTCTGATTGCAAGCTCAAAAACACTGCCGCCATCGTTTAGGATTTCTCGCAGCGTCTTACTTGCCAGTTGCTTGCGGTATATGCCGCGCATCATTTCTTGCACATCGCCATAGCGAATTTGCGTGATGGGCCAATCGGCAAACTCAGGCATCCAATAATTGTTTAGTCTGCTTTTAACGCTGCGCCTGGCACTTGGTTTTCCGCGCTCTAAGATGTCGAGTCGCGTTTGTGCCAGTTCGCCAAAGGTCGGGCTGCGACCTTCTGGCCTGCCATCGTGCGGATTTTCAAGTAAATCTTTGATGCGCCGCGCGCGGATCTGCGCGGCCTTTTCTATACCAGCTGGCGAGTACGAGATTGTGAGCGTTTCGTGCCTTCTGGTTTTTCCCTCCATCCACCAGATTTCGCATTTTCCACGTCTGTTATTGACACCTGTTGCGTGCTGCTTTGCCATTGGGTTATTGCCTCTAAGTTATAAACTGTTGCATTCCCTGCGTCCGACCAATAATGCACACCGCGCTCCCAGTTATGCAAGCGGCGGTGCTTTATTTGGTTTTTGGTATATCCAAGCGTTTCAATAATTTTTGTCTCAGTTACTGCCATTACCAGCCCCCGCAATCTGCGCCTCTGTTTCTATCCACCAGCGCAAGTAGTCCTGCGCTTTATTTAGGTGAACGACAGGCGATTCTTTATGATTATGGGCGCGCCAAGTGTACTTAATCACATTGCCCTTACAGTACCCGGCGAAGTCAGCACCGCTCATGCTCTCGCGGATCGCGTCGATGCACTCAATTGATCCTTGGCGGTAATGGCTTGGCGCTGCGACCTGTTCTTCTTTGCTGAGCTTTGGGGCAACTGGCGCGGGGCCATGTATCAAGAAGAGCCTAAACTTTTG